TATATAAGTTTCAATTCTTATTCTAAGAATACTCGAAAATAATAGTCATAGGATATATTTGTTTCTTGACTAACCATAAAATTAATATATAACAAATGGAATTCACATTTAAAAAGTTTGAGAAAACAAAAAACAAAAACACTGTGTGTGTAGTCGATTCTATTGGAGGTAATTATTTACCTGTAGCTATAGAACTATCTAATCATTTTGAAAAAGTATATTATAATATCAATGAGGTTTCCCCATTCCCAAGACTGTCTAATGACAAGGTTGGTGTCGGATATGATCAGATTGAAGCTATACAGGATTTTTGGGACAAGATAAATGAGATTGATATCTTTATCTTCCCAGATATTTACTACTCCGCAATGGGTAAACACCTAAGAGATATTGGTAAAATGGTTTGGGGTGGAACTCCTGCTGAAGTATTAGAGACCGACAGGAAATTATTTAAACAAGAACTAAAGTCAGTTGGTCTACCAGTTCCTAATACAGTTTATATAAAAGGAATAGATGATTTGGAAAAGTATATGAAGACTAATTCAGATAAATGGATGAAGGTTAGCTTCTATAGAGGTCTTATGGAGACTACACACCTATTAAGTTATGAATATTGTAGGGTTTTAATAAATGAATTGAGATATACAACTGGTCCTTTAGCATCAACAATAGATTTTGTGATAGAAGATCCCATTAAAGCGATAGCTGAGATAGGATCTGATGGTTGGACTGTTAATGGTGTGATGCCAAAGAATCAAATATTTGGATTAGAGATGAAAAATATTGGATATGTTGGTAAATCAAGTACATATGATGAACTACCATCAGCATTAAAGGATGTTAATAATAGATTTCAACCCGTGCTACAGAAATATAAACATACTGGGTTCTATTCTACTGAAGTTAGAGTGGGTGAAGATGGTAAGAACTATTATATTGACCCGTGTGTTAGATGTGGTCTTCCACCAAGTGCTACTTACTTACAAATGGTAAGTAATTTAGCTGAAATAGTAATTAGTGGATGTAATGGTGTAGTAGTAGAACCAAAGTTCGCAGCAAAATATGGTGTAGAAATTATATTGAAGAGCACATATGTTAATAATAATTTTCTACCAGTAATATTTCCAGAAGAATATTCTAAAAATATTAAACTAAAAGGTAGCTTTAAAATGGATAACAAATATTATATAATTCCATATAAGTTCTGTGGGTATGAACTTTCCGAGGTGGGATGTGTTTCAGTTGTCGGTGATGACTTACATAAAATTATGCAACAAGCATTAGAAATTGCTAAGTCCATTGATAGTTATGACATAACATATGACACACAAGTTCTTGAGAAGGCTCAAGAAGAAATTAATAAAGTAAGTAACGCATTAAAATTCAAATTCTAAATATGAAAAAATGTTCCCAGTGTGAAACAGAAAGATCTATAACCGATTTCAATAAGGATGGTTCTAAGCTTAGATCCAATTGCAAATTTTGTCAGAAAGAAGCTAAAAATATAGATGAAGTAAGAGAGCTATGTCACTATAGTAATTTACAACCTCTTTGGGCTTTAGATAATATTAAAAAGGGCAATAGATAAGATGGCAGATAATGTAAGTAAAATAGATTTGGAAAAAGAATTGAAAGAAGTTGGAATTGACTTAGTTAAAGAAATCATTGAGGAACTCCATACGTATGATAAAGTAGCTTCGGGTAGATTGGTTCAGTCCTTATCCTCTAAAGTTACTCGTGTAGTGGTTGGTGTTATGGATAAAGTTCAGCTTTCTATAATAGATAGTTCTGGGACACTTAAGTTTGTAGATGGTGGTCGAAGACCAGGGAAGCAACCACCAACAGGACCAATTATGAAATGGATTGATGATAGAAGATTACCAATTAGAAAAGGGCAGACAAAAGCAGGAGTAGCATTTGTTATTGCTCGTTCAATTGGAAGGAAGGGAATTAAACCAACTCATATTATAAAGACATCAATGATTAAAATAATGGCAAAACATAAAGAATTATTATCCAAAGCGAGTAAAGTAGAAATACAAAAACAATTAGATATAATTCTTAAAGAATTTAAAAATAAACAATAACCAATGTCAGCCTCAGCTTCATTACTATCAACACCAAACACTTATAGTCCTTGTTCAGCACCGATATGGTTTCAAGCTACCTCCGCATCATCAAGTGTTACAGATTTTAAATATGTATTTGACTTATACCAATACAATACAAATACCGGTGCTTTAATTACCAAGTTAGGTAGATTCAAAGTACCACCGAGACCAGATAATACTGGGATATTTGATTCACATAAACCATTATTAACTACGTTGAGTTATAATTTGACACCATTTATGGGGTCTCAGAGTATTTATGCAATTGCGACACAAAGTATAGTAAAATATAATGTTGCATATGGTGTGGATTATAATCCAGGCATTACTTGGTATGATACTCAATATGAATTGGCTCCGTACTTAGGACATTTAGGATTAACATTCTCAACTCCTCATACACTTTTAGTGGGTGATTTATTATTATTACAGAAGACAAATAATACACAAAATCCACAATATAATGGAACCTGTTCTATTATATCAGTTAAGAATCCATATGAAATTATTACGGATAAGAACTTTGGAGTGTCATCTATCGGTGGTGTTGAGGGTGGAACTATTACAGAATTAACCAGAATATCAGGGACAACTTCTAACTTCTATGCTTTTAATGGAACAAGACAATATAATGAAGTGAATAGGGACTTTGGAATTAATGTATTTAATTCAACAGGTATACCTACAAGAACATTTCTAACTAATTCAGGAACTAATAGTAATGTATTTTTAAATAACTATGAGACAATATCTTTCCTAATAGACACTGAACCAAACCCACCAGGTATTAGACCCGTGGGAACATTTAGCATGTATGTTATTACATATGATATAAACGGAAATTCATTAAATGGATACCACGTTGCTCCTAATCTAACAGATGGAGATTATAGAAGATTGGATTTCGGATGCGGCCCAGCTAATTTAACTGCGTGGGGTGTGGATTTTAATCCAGGTCCTCCAGTATCATATTATACAATACAACCACAATCAGGAGTTCCAGCATATACTGTAATTGGAGAAACAAGGCAGTTTAATATTATAAATAATGTATCTCCGTGGAATAATATGAGGATTGCTTTCTTAAATAGATTGGGTGGATTTGATTACTGGAATTTTAATTGGAAGAATAAAAATTCTATCACTACTAATAGAACCGAATTTAAGAAAGTATTGAATTGGAATTATAATGTAGGTGATAGACAACAAACTGTTCTAACACAAACAGCATTAGAAACTTATACAATATCAACTGATTGGTTAACTGAAACACAAGCATCCTATTTGAAGGAATTAATAACTTCATCAGAAGTTTATTTACTTGATGAGGTGAATCTAATTCAATATCCAATAGTTATAACTGATAATAGCTATGAGGTGAAGAGATACTTAACTGAGAAACTATTCGCTATTGCGCTTGGATTCAAGTATGCTCAGAACGTAAATACACAAGACCAATAATGACTAATGTAGAAATAATTGTAGTAATAAATGGAACTCGTTATAAGTTAGATACTTTTGACGATACTCCTATGCCTTTAACTTACCAAGTTACAGACCTAACAGATATTACCAGTGTGAATAGTTCCTATTCAAAAACTATTACCCTACCTGAAACAGGTAACAATAGAGCAGCATTTCAAATGGCTTCGGAATTATCCGCAGACAGCACATTTAATCCAAACACTAAGACAAGGTGTTATATTTTAGCAGACTCAGTAATTGTATTTGAGGGATATTTACAATTAACTAAGGTTACTGATAATTATGGTGCTGATATGGATACATTTGAAGTTGTTGTTTATGCATCAAATGATAATCTATGGAAGAATATTGGGGAATTATTCTTAGAGGATATTCCAATGACTGAGTTTAACCACACCTACAATGCTCAAAATATATCCAATTCTTGGACACAATCTTGTGACACATCAGCCTATTTCTATCCACTTATCGACTACAATGATGATTGGACAATGGCTAACTTACAAGGACACAATTCTGTTGGTGGTCTAAGTTTATATTCTGGTGTTGGTATACCAGTACAACAAATGTATCCAGCAACTTATGTTAAGGTTATTGTGGATAAAATATTTAATGGTGCTGGATATCAATACACTTCCAACTTTTTTAACTCGTCTGCGTTTAAGAATCTTTTAATTCCTTTTAACAGACCAAATGCTGCACAGAACCCAACATTTTCATATAACAGATCATTTATTGCTGGTATGTCGGCTCAAACAAGTTATACATATGGATCACCTGGTATCTACCAGAATCAAAAGATAAATCTAAATGATGTATCAACTCCATTTGGAGATCCTATTGGACTATTCAACACAACAACTCATGATTATACTTGTAATGATGGGACATTTAAACAAAGGTTTGCAATCACAGTAGATATTGATGTTTATAAGCCAGGAATACACGTAACAAATGTATACATGGTTCCGTATAGATCACAAAATGTTAATGGAACCACTACTACGGGTTGGACATCTTTTGGAACAAGAGTTCTTCCTATTAACGGGGGTAATGTTCAGTTTGATGTATTGAATATTAATATTGTTCCCACTAATTTGGGTGGTAATTGGTATAATTATAAGACAACTATCTATACAGATGCGTTAGATAATAGTGATAACAATCACCAAGGATTAAGATTAGGTGAGCAAGTTAGATTGGAGATGAATACAGTTGTTCAGAATGGAGATGCTTCTCCAAATATGATTGTTCATGGTATAACTGCATCTGTGGGGTTTGGAACTTATATGTATAACCAACCCGACACAACATTAATAGAAGGTCAGCCTTTAGATTATAGTCAGGTATTACCGCAAAATATTAAGCAAAGAGATTTCCTATTATCCATTATTAATATGTTTAACTTAATAGTTGAGCCATTAGAGGATAATATGCTTAGGATAGAGCCTCGTGATGATTACTATAATAGTGGTGTTATTAAAGATTGGAGTAATAAAGTGGATTTGGATCAAGACTGGGAGACACAAATACTTGGAGATATTCAGGATAGAACTACAACATTTACCTATAAAACCGATTCTGATTATCTAAATACATTATTCTTTAACACTACCAATACCATCTATGGTCAGTTTATATTTACTGCGAGTAATGATTTTGCTGTTACAGATAAAAAGGTTGAGGCTATATTCTCCCCAACTCCATTAACATCTGTTGGATCACCAGACAATCCATCTAACTTTGTTATTTCAAAGATAGGTAAAGCTGGTCTTCAAAACTTATCTACATCAGGATCACCACAAGGAAACATAAGAATCTTACAGAAGAATTCTGCGAGTATGTATCCTACTCAACCAAATGAATGGTGGATGTTTAAAGGAACTAAATATTATTCCTATCCATATGCTGGACATTTGGACGACCCAAACAATCCTAATTTCGATATTAATTTTGGTCAAAACGGATTATACTATCCACAATATGTGGTCACTCAAGGGAATCTTGTACATAACTATTGGTTAAAACAATTACATGAGTATCAAGATAAAGACTCAAGAGTTATAACCGCTGCTTTCTATTTAACACCACAGGATATTTATAACTTCCACTTTAGTGATAAGATATTTGTTAATGATCAATATTATAAAGTAATGCTGATTGATGGATATGATCCTACCAAAGTTCAGACTTGTAAAGTCACAATGATTAAAACATTGGATATAACAGTTAAGAAGACTCAAGTAGCTTCACAACCTTGGAATAATCACGTTAGTTTATTATCAGCGCTGGTCTATAGAAACCTTGGGAACTTTGTCCTATCAGAAGGATCTGTAGTGGCTGGATATGCTAACTATGTTGGACCAAGATCTGATAGTTCATTTATAGTTGGTGAAGGTAATAATGTTGGATCAGATTCCGCTCAAGCACACATTGTTGGTATTGGTAATATAGTAGCGATTGGTGCAACCTCCGCACATATTTCTGGTGATGGTAATATGGTATTCCCACAGACAAATGCTCATATAATTGGTAATGGTAATGTAATTGGAACTGCATCCCTCGCTAATGTAATTGGTGATAATAATATATTAGCAGCAACTCTATCTAATACATCCATCTTTGGAAGAAATAATGTTGTGCAAGGATCAGGTAATGTATATGGAGATGGTAATACAATGCATACATCCACTATTGGTCACATCTATGGTAATAACAATTTAATGATTGCTGGTGTTACTAATACCACAATGGTAGGTCGTGAGATGACTGCGACATTATCTAACACAGTTTATATTAGCGATGTTGTATTCCAAGGAACTGCATCAGGTACATTAGACTTAGGACAAGTACTAAATATTGGTAATGATGCTCAAGGATATGGTATTAATGATTCCACCGGAACATTTTCATTAGGGATGAATAACTTTGGATCTACCAATTCTTACATATCATATATAAGATGGCAGTCTCCGACAGGGGATACAAGTGGTACTCAGTCACTAACAATGTCTTCTATATCACTATCTGCTCATCAAATGTTATGGGCGGATGTTAAGTTTATGGCACTAACTTCTAATGGTATATTTGGATATTCAAATAAAGCATATGGTGTATTCTACCATGATGGATCATCCATTCAATTAATGAATGATGTGGATACTGTGGAGAAAACAAATTTAGTTAGTATTCCAACATCAACAATATCTACAGATGGCAGTAATGTTAATTTTGTTATTGGTAGTAATGGAAATACATTAAATTGGGTGGTTACAATAAACTATGGAGTAGATACTATGATTTACCTTTAATGAAAATTAGTATAAGAAAATATATTTAGAATTATGGCAGGTCAGAATGATATAGACATTAAAATAACCGCGGCGATTGATGCTGCTAAATCAATCCAAACACTGGGTGAGTTAAGAAAGTCCATGCGTGAGTTGAAAGGACTTGCTCTTACTGTTGGTGAGGGATCAGAGGGATTTGATAAACTTACTGATGCTATTGGTGAATCTCAATTCAAACTAAAAGAACTTAATGAAACAATTGCTCTTAAGACTGGTAATTCATTGAAACAATTAACTAATTCATTGGGTGGAATTACTCGTGTCGGTGTTGGTGGATTTGAAGCTGTTGAGGGAGCATCTGCATTATTTGGTGATGAGGTAGGAGAAGCATCTAAAAAGATGGTTCAATTACAAGGATTGATGGTATTTGAAAGAGGACTCTCAGAGTTATCAACAGCTGGAGAACAATTGAAGAGAAGTTTTGGAACTATTGCAAGTGTTGTTGGTTCTGTTTATCAGAAAGCCAATACACAATTAATATCATTTGGAAACGCATTAAAGAATGTTTCATTCAAAGATATTCAAAATGGAGTTACAAGTTTTGCATCTTCTTTTGTGTCTGCGTTTAGTAATTTAGGTGCGACAGTTACTACTTTTTTCAGTGAGATGGCACTAATGATTGAATCAAACCCACTGGGTCTTATTTTAATTGCCATCACTGCTATATTAGTCGCGTTTCAAACCATGTCAGATACCTTCAAACCATTGACAATGATTTTTGATGGTATAAAGAAAGCAATTATGTTTGTGGTGCAAGCGGTGAAAGATTTCTTAGATTTAATGGGACTAACTCACTTTGCCGCTAAGAAGAAATTTGAAGAAACTCTTGATTATGCTAAGAAAGAAGGAGATGCTGTTAATGAAAGATATGAAAATGAGATAACAATTGCCAAAGCAGCGGGTAAAGAAGTAGAGTTATTAGAGACACAAAAATTACTTGCTACATTAAAATATACAAGTATGCAAATTAATGCATATAAACAGCTCGAACTTGCTGGTGATGAACTAAGTAAAGAGCAGAAGAAAGATTTAGCAGAGTTAACAAAGTCTTATAATAAAAATCTAACAGAACAAGCAGCATCAATTGCTCTTAATGAAAAGAAAATCGAGGATAATAAAAAGAAAGCGGACCTAAAGGCAAGAAAATTAGAAGCTCAGTTAAGAAATGATAAGAAAGAATTAGCTAAGATAGAGATAGAGGAAGCTGGAGATGCGGCATTTAAAACAAGTGAGGCTAATGTTATATCCACCAAGGTAATAATTACTAATTATAAGGATCAAATTAAACAATTGCAAGCCAAAAATGATGCTGAAGAAACTACATTAAGACAAAATTTAGATAATAGAGACGAGATATTAGCAATTGAAAAGAAAATAAAAGAAGAAGAGTCTAAACTAAGGGAGGCTGATGCAAGTGAGATAAAATCATATGATGATGAAAAGAAAGTAATACTTAAGAAATCTGCTCAAGAAATTACTGCTGATAATAAGAAAGGGTTAGATGAAAAATTAGCCGAGTCTAAAATTGAGATTGATTCTGAGATAATATTACAGAAACAAGCATCAGCGATTAAGAAGGCAGAGATAGACAGTACTCTAAGCTATGAGCTTAGAACTGGTGTTGATAAACAAAAAGCCAGAGATAAGGCACTTGATGCAGTCAAAGAGGAAGATCAAAAGATAATCGATTTGGCGGAGAAGAAATACAAAATGGAGTCACAATATATTGACGCCACTGTTAAGGACACTAAGCAAGCTTCAGCTAAGAAAATATTAGCTGAACAAGAATTTAGAAAAACAAGCCTTGATATCAGTATGCAATCTCTAAAGGATTTCAAGTCTAATCAAGATGAAGCATTAAAGATATACAAGAAAATATCCACTGATAAATTTGAAGTAGATAAGATTACCGAAACAGAAAACTATCAATATCAACAAGAATTGGCTAAATTAACTATCAAGAATACTGATGAGTTAAACGCAAAACTAAAAGAACTCGCACTTGGTCATTACCAAGTAATTGATAAAATAATATCCGATCAATCAGATGCAGAATTAGAACACATAGACAAATCTACTATTGAGGCTGATAAACAATTGGTAAATAAAAGAATCAATCTTAGAAAGAAATCATTCGCTGATGAATTTATATTAATAGATGAGCAATATAAATTACAAGCTGATGAAAGAATTGAACAAATGCACCGAGAGCTTAGTGCTGCTGACTTGACAGAGAAACAGATAAGAGATATCAAAGATAGGTATAGGGACTTAGATTTAAAAGCTGAGCAAGCAGAGGCAGATGCTAAGTTGGTATTGGAAAAGAAAAGCATTAAAGATATCGCAGGTGCTGAAACACAATTAGCGAGTACAATAAATTCACTAACGGACCAAATTACACAAAATAAACTTGATGCTGTCAATAAACAATACCAAACCGAAATAGATGTTGCTACTAAAGCTGGACAGGATACTACTAAACTGAAGAGCGAACAAATAATCGCACAAAATGCTCTACAACAAAAGCAATTTAATACAAATAAGGCGTTTAGTTTGGCATCAACCACTATTGCTGGAATTGAATCAGTTGTTAATGCTTTAGATGTTCAGCCATATCCAGTTGGTCTCGCATTAGCTGTATCAGCTGCTGCTGCGTCCGCTATTAATATTGCAAAAATCGCATCAACAACATTCAATGCTCAAGACCCAAATGCTGGAGGAGCTTCATCAGTATCAGCTACTGTACCAACAGGTAACTTTTCCGCTCCTACATTCTTTGGTCTGGGACAAGGTGGTCCGAAAGGAAATACACCAAATCCTACTCCACAGAAAGTATATGTAGTAGAAAGTGATATAACAAAATCTCAACAGAAAGTTGCTGTAATACAAAGTAGAGCATCAACAAGTTTAACAACGACACCATAAAAAATAATATATAGATAATGGCAACCAAAAAGAAATTCCCGGATTCAGAACTTCCGGTCTATTCAATTGAAATAGATGATTCAGAAAAAACTGGAATACGATTCGTTAGCTTAGTAGATGAACCTGCTATCCTTATGAAAGGACAAATGTTCTCCAAAGAGGGAATAAATAACTACGCCTTCAAAGCTAATGAAGATAAACAAGTTATTATTGGACCCGCACTTATTCCCAACCTTAAAATATTAAGACAGGATGAAGATGGATCTAAATACTATGTCGTATTCACTAAAGAAGTCATTGAGAAAATGGTTAAGAAGTTTAATGCCGGTGATAATAACCGTTCTATTAACGTAGATCACTCCAACACAATGGTTAAAGCTTTCATTTATCAAAACTGGATAGTAAATGATGCAATGTATGGAGAAGCCAAGTCATATGGATTCAATGTACCTGAAGGAACTTGGATGGTTGTATTACAAATTGAAGATAAAAAGTTCTGGGATAGTGAAGTAAAAGATTTAGGAAAATTCGGTATGTCTGTAGAGGGTATCATGGGACAATCACCATTAGCTATGTCGATTAATGATTATATAGATTCATTGACTTATGAAGAGGCTTTTGAATTATTGGATTCTGCTAAAAAAAAAGTAGAGACTGATAGGATATTTGAAGTATTGAAAAAGAAAGCCAAGTCTAAAGTTAATTTAGAATTTATAGATGTTGTTGATTTCGAACCAGGTGATCCTAACGAAGCTATTTGGTTGTATAGTGGCCCAAGAGATGAAAAGAATAGAGACTTTTGTAGAGCAATATTGGATTTAGATTCTTATTGGACCGAAACCGATTTAAGAGATTTAAGCAATGAGGTTGGATATGATGTTAGTTTATATATGGGTGGATTTTATGGTCACTCACCACAATGCAGACATACTTGGAAGTTAGTTCATATTAAGCAACAAGACCTTGATGTGAATGGGGTTTCAGGTAGGGATATAGGTGATGTTTCGGGCAAACAATCAGATACAATGGCAGATTATTTAGGATAAATGTAAATTAAAATTAAAATCACTTCAATTTACATATATGTAAGTTAGAAGATAAAATAAATATTATTTATATATGAACAAAAATGAAGCACTTTCAAAGATACAAGACCAACTTAAAAAGTTGATGGCTTTTAACTTCTCAAAAGAAGTAAAGTTTGATAATATTAAATTAAAAGATGGTTCTGAAATCTGCGTTGCAGAAGGAACAGATCTTGAAGTAGGTGTAGATGTTTATAAACTTGATGATAAAGGAGTTCAAAGTCCATTAGATGATGGTTCTTATGAATTAGAAGATGGAAGAGTGTTAGTTGTAACTGGCTCTAAGGTTGAGTCGATAGGTGAAGCTAATCCTGATGCGCCAGCAACAGAAGAGACACCATCAGAAGATGCAAATGTGAATGCGGAAAAAGAGAAAATGGAATTACCAACAGGTGGTGAAGAAAAACCAGCTGAAAAAGTAGAATCACCAGATGATGAAGCTGCTTTGGGTGATAGACTATCTCAACTTGAGTCACAAGTTGCTCAAATATTAGAAATATTACAAGGTATGGGTTCAATGCAGGAACAAGCAATGAGTAAAATTGTTGAATTGTCAAATGAACCAGCTGAGCAATCGTTCAAATCGAATTATTCTAAGAAGAATGTTGATGGTGATATGACTGCATTAAAGGAAATAAGAAAGACATTAAAGAGTAATACAAACAAATCACTTGATAGTTCAAATGATGATATTGCTGCTTTGAGAAACACATTAAAGAAGATGAAGGACGGAAATGATTTCAGTTCTACATTTAAGGCAAAAAACTAAAAATAAAAAATAAATAAATAACATGGCTTATACACCGGATTTTTCAGGTCTTAGTAAATACACAGACCAATTATCACAGAAACTTGTTAGAGAAGCGGTTCTTGCTGGAACCACTTTTAAATATATCACCGTCATCCCTGACGTTGCTAACACAGTAGCGTTGAACATTTCAACATCTCTACTTGTTGCACAAGCAGGTGGTAACTGTGGTCTTATTAACGCAACAGGTTCAGTAACTCTTTCTCAAAGATCATTAACAGTTTGTCCTATCAAAGTTGAAGAGGCAATTTGTGAAGACCAATTCAAATTGTATTACACAGGACTTCTTATGAAGGCTGGTTCTTACACAGAAGAATTATCACCTAAAATGTTTGCTGAGATTTACACAGCTGACAAGGTAGATAAGCTTGGAGCTTTAATCGAAGATCTTTATTGGAAGGGTGCAGTTTCTGCAACATTCTCAACTGATCCTAATATGGCTCTTTGTAATGGTATTCTTTCAGTATTGTTAGAAACATCAGCTACAGCATCAACTGTATCTGGTAACAAAATAGCTGGATCTGCATCTTCTTACACTGGTATATTAACAGTAGCGAACGCAGTTCTTGTAGTTGATAATATGATTCAACAGATGAATAACAGCATTCCTGACATTCTTGCAATGCCTGATTTGACTTTGTTTATGTCTTATGGTAACTATAACACTTTACTAAAGGCTCTAAGAAATCAAAACTTCTTCCACAATGAAATTGGTCAAACAAGTCATGAGTGGTCGTTTATGTATCCTGGAGAACAAGTAAGAATTGTTGCAACAAGAGGATTAAACGCAACAGGTGGATACACTGGATATGGTATGTTATTGACATACGCTACTAACTTGGCTTATGGAACAGATATCGAATCTGACTATTCAAACTTCAGAATTTGGTATGAAATGTTGTATGACCAAATGAACTTTAGAAGTAAATTCAAGGTTGGAGCAAATTGTTTCTACCCACAGTATATCGTTCTTTATTCTTAAACTAAGAAATATGAAATATAAATGAAGCAAGGATTAAGTTCCTTGCTTCACAAATAAAAATAATAAACAAACTATGAGTTGTCTTTTAACAGGTGGTTATACAATCGGGTGTCGTTCAGTTAGTGGTATTCAGAAGGTCTTTATTGGTCTTTGGAATGATACCGCAATGGGATTTACATATGATGTTGATAACCAAATAACAGCATTGACTGGAGCGACTGTATCTTTTTATACATTCCAACAGCCAATTGAAACAGCATCCTTCACAGCACCTGCGGAAGCAAGTATTGAGAACAATGCTATTCAATATAACCAAACATTACTAATCACAGTTCACTCGTTGAACGCATCACTTCTTGGTCAGATTAAGACTCTTGGTCAAGGTGTATGGAGAATAGTTATTCTTGATAAAAATGGTAACTACTTCTTCATGGGTGTTCAAGGTCCAGTTCAAGTCTCTGCAATCGAAGCAGGTCTTGGTAAGGCAGGAGCTGATTTGAATGGAGCTACAATCACTTTCACATCGAAAGAGGTTCAACCACTTTATCAGATATCTGGTACAGCATCAGGATTAGTTATCGTTTAATTAATAATATTAATATTATTAATATTATGGTTCTTTGGAACACTGAACTGAAACCCATAGAAACAATCTATGGGTTTCTTCATATATGTCAATCAGAGATCAAATTAAAAAATTAATCCCATTATAATGTTAAGAATAAAGGAAGAATGTTTAGATTATAGAGTGGCTGAACCACGTTCATATAAGATAGAACAGATGAGATTTCTTCATCCTAATCAATATGAATTGTATTATAGTTGCTATCCTGACTACTTTTATGAAGTAAAAGAGTCTCAGGGAGACTACTTTGAAATAGTGGAGGAACCAAAAGAGGAAATAGTCACAAAATATATGACCTTTCCAAAAATAAAAGAAAATAATGTTATATCTAAATCTAACAGGATCGACACAGATAACGATACCATTGTATGATGTGTGTCAGAATCAAGTGAATCCATATTTCTTATGGCAATTAACAGATAAAGATAGTCATCAAGTAACATTATTTACCGCTAATGACTTCTCTAATGCTCCATATTACTATAGCACATTCACCGTTTCTAATACTGGAATATCAGCAACAGCTGGCGGAGTTTCGTTGATGGGCGGCCAGTTCGAATATATAGTTTATGAAATGACACAACCATATAATTTAATAGTTGGGTCAGCTGTTGGTATTGTAAGACAAGGATTATTAACAATAAGTCCTACATCTTCGGTTCAATTAACAGCACCTCAACCAAGTCGATTATCGACAACAAATATAGCACAGAACTTAAACAGGCGTTGATTACAAATCTACAACCACTTTGTAGTAAAGTGAATAGATATATAAAAAGAGGTGAATTAAATGGTAGCAGGTAAAGAAGATAACAATAAAGAATTTAATATCCCAATGAGATTGATGGATTTTGCTAAGGCGGATATCCCACAATACTCTGAAAAACCTGGACGTGATGGTTGGATTGAGTATGGTGCGGATAATAATTTCCCTAATTATCTATTATCACTATTAAGTAAGTCAGCTAAACACAACTCTGTTGTGAAAGGTAAAGCTCAAATGATTGGTGGTAATGGAATAGACCTACATAATCTATCACCAGAAGCTATTCATTTCGTTAAAAATCCATATAATGAAATGGATTTAGAGGAAATAGTTGCCAGAATTTCTTATGACTTGGAATGGGCTGGTGGATTTGTATTGAATATTGTATGGTCAAAAGATAATAGTAAGATTGCTGAAATTAATTATGTTAATCCACAATTTTTAAGAGTTCATAATCCAGATCCACAATTTCCACAAGTAGAAAAGTATTGGCTTTGTGAAGATTGGGAGAAATGGAGAACTAAAAAGAAACCAGTTCTTTATGATGGATTCAGTATGACTGATAGAACTAACAAGTCCCAAATATTATATGTAAAAGAATATAGGCCAGGTAAAATACATTATGCTGAACCAGATTATATCTCTGGTGTGAATTGGATTGAACTTGAATGGGAAATTTCTCAATACCATAAGTCAGGTATTCAACAAGGATTCTCTAATGATATGCGTATTAACTTTCCTGGTGGTCGTCCAAGTGATGAAGAGATGGATAGACAAGTTAGAAGAATCACTTCTCAATATTCTGGAGCAAGAGCTAATGGAAAAACCATATTCACATTCTCAGAAGGAGATGCTGATAAAGCAACATTCGATATTATAGAGCCTAATGGTTCTGATAAACGTTTTATAGAGTTAAATAAAGAAGTTACAGAGGGGATAATGAGCTCACATAGAGTTTGTAATCCAGATCTATTTGGTATTCATAGAGACAACAAATCAATGTTTGGTAAGAGTGATTTACTTGACTCATTAGAGATGTTACAATCACAATACATAACTCCTAAACAGAGTCTAATCGAGAAGACATTGAATAGATTAGCAAGAATTAATGGAATTAACGATAAGATTACTTTAAGTAAGTATGAACTTGAATTCACTAAACTGGATCTAAAGGTAACTGATGTATTAGCAATCTTAACTGCTCCAGTTTCTACTGATCAGAAGATTGCTTTGTTAGTTAGCAACGGATTTGAGGAGTCTGTGGCAGAAAAGTTAGCCGTAGATAACACACCCAAACCAGCAGTTGTTCCACCAAGCGCAGACACAAAAAATAATCCACAATAATTATGGCATTCGTTCAACTTATAGATACAGATTACTTATTCAAGTACACAAACATTGATAAGAATATTGATCCAACATTATTGAATCCAGATATTATTATTGCACAGGATACATTTATTCAACAGACACTTGGATATAATTTATATACTACAATAATGAATAAATTAGTGGGATATGATAGTGTTCCACAAACAAGTGTGATAACATCAACAAGTACTGATGATTATTCTATTCTATGGACTAATTTTATTCAACCAGCATTAGCACACTATTCACACTTCGTTGCTCTACCTAATATACAATATAGACTTACCAATAAAGGTGTTGTAGTTAAGAGTGATCAACATGTGGTAACAACTGGAATGAAGGAGATGACATATTTAAGAGATCAGGTTAAGCATTATGCGGATTTTTATAACCAAAGAATAACCGAACAGATTACAAACTTCCCAGCATCTTATCCAGAGTATTATACAACTGTTGGATTAGATAGAATTAGACCAAAACCAACACAATATTCATTAGGTATGTGGACTGATGCTCGTAGTATTAATATCAAGGGTAAGTCAGGATACTATGATTCATCATGTTGCGACGGATATTCAGGGATTCCAGTAAACTAAAAAATAATCTAAAAGATGAAAGATTTTATTTATTCTCATGTTAATAATCACTACACGCATTCGGTTTTAGGTGGCACATTAACTGTGGCTGTTGCTAATTTAACTGCCCCATCTATTATAGACACAATAGTGTTAGCTGCTATAGGTGCAGTAGTATCGTATGTAGTATCCTTGATTATTAAAAAGGTTGTGGAACATTTTAAGAAGTAGTCAAAAGATGAGTGAGTCTGGCGTGTCTTATAATTTGATGTAGATCAATATCATTCTCAACTTCCATACATGCTATGGCGATATCACAATCATGTTCTTCTTGAATCTCCTCAGAGGGAATATAATAGTTAAGGACTTCATACTTCATACCAGAGAAGTATATGAATGAACCAATTGGTACTAAGATGGGCAATGAGTCACCATCTGAAAGGTTATATGAGTAAAAGTAGTTGTTCTTCATGATTCAAATATAAGAATAAGATATTAGAATACCAAATTTTCTTTAGTTGTTCCGTCTGTATATACAAATATAATCTTCATAATCTCCTTCTCTTTAACGACTGGTGGTACGACTGGTGGTATCACCACAGATGGTTTGTGTAGATAAGTAGAGAGTATAGTTTCTCTTACCTTATTAAGGGTGTCAATATCTTTCTTTGTATCAGGACTTTTCAATCTTGAGATTGTCGTGGGTCTTAATTGGAATCCAACCCATTGTTCATATCTCTTCATAGTCTTGAAATATTTAATAATATCTGACTTACTTTTAATGAACAATGGGTTGGATTCCAAT